TTGTTCTTTGCGGCGTAATCGGATTGTGTTTTTTGCAGTTCTGAAAGTTGCTCCGCTAATTTTTCATATTCCGTCAATACCTTCGGGGGAGTGGCAGACAACTGCTCGACCTTATCTCCCGCCTCTTTTGATAACTCCCTGACGGAATTTAAAAGGGTCTGCATGGAAACCATAAGCGGATCATCCGGTTTTATGGAATCTTTTGCCATGTCATAGAACCCTTTCTGAACGTCTTTGGTGCGCTCCTCGATGATCTTTAACGCCCGCTCATACGTTTTCGCTTGACTCTCAAAGGGGGAAAAGAACCGTTCCCAAAAAGAAAATTCTCCCCACGCCGACATGATCGTGAGAAACTTTTGCGTTTCCGACAACAACCCCTTCACCGCCTTGCTGGTGGCTAAAAAATTTTGCCACGCAATCACAAAGGCCCCAACCTGCTCGTTTAAATCACCGATGGCATTTTTCAACTGCGTCACCGCGCCACTCCCCGTTTTTGCGGCGGCCTCCGATTGTCCGAAGAATTTTTTCGTTAATGTGTCAATGGCTGATTCTGCGCGCTCTGCGGAACCGGCGGCCCCCTCTATTGAAATCCCATAACGGGCAAGTGCATTTGTCGATGATCCGATTGATTTCCCTACCAATGTAGCTGCCTGTGCCAAATCCATTTTTAACGCCGTGGCCATATCTTGGATGGCAGGGAGCAACCTCTTGATCTGTTCCTCGTTTTTTATGAATACGGCTAACTGTGCCGCCGCCTCTATTGTGGCCTCGTCTCCAAAAAGGGTTTTGCCCTGTAACTCGCTGGCAAGTTTGCCAATTTCACGCGTCGCGTCTGCCCTTCCCTTTAGGGCATTCAGTAGCTTCGTTTCGGCCTGTTGTTGCTGGTTGGCGGCCTGAACTGCAACCTTCGCATATTGAAAAACAGCGGTCACAGAAAATGCAGCTATGGCGGCCTTCTGAATATCAGAAAACATTGATTTTGATGTTTTCTGAAATCCGCTTAATTCCCCTTTGGCCTGATTAAGTCCCTGTTTGAACTTAACCGCATCAGCCCAAAGGAGCCATTTTAGTTTTCTTTCCTTATCCGCCATTTCGTGAGAACCTTTTTAATATCTCTTCGTTGTGCCTCCTGATCTCTTCATCCGTCTGCGGCCTCTGCCTTTCGCCATCTTCATCATCCCACGGGAACCGCCACAACTCCACCGCCTTTATCCGGTCTTTTTTCTTCAGTTGTATGTTCAACAAATCCGCAGTCTGCATCCGCATCAACTCCGCCGTGAACCTCTGCTTGTTCTTTTCGTGTTCCGCCCAAGCATCTAAGGCCGCGTAAAATTGTCCGGGGCGCATTAGGTAAAATTCTCCCGGAGTCAGATGCAAATAAGCTACCGCCATGCCCAAGAACTCATCCACGGTTCCGGGGGTGGACTCCCCCTTTGTTACTTTTTTTTTGCCTTCCCCTGCGACTGCTTCGCCGCAATCTGAGCGAAATAAATTTTTAGCAACTCGGTCACATCATTTACCTCCAACATCCCCCCCAGCTCTTCCGGGGTGAACGGGAAAGGTATTCCATCCAACCGGCCACCTTCGACAAACGCAACATGAAAAAACTTGGTAATCACGCGGGGTTTCTTTTGAACGATTTTATCGATGTCGGCAAGTTCTAAATCAGTATCTTCGATGAAGTTTGAAATTGAGTTCCAATTCCATTCAATCCGATGATCCTGCCCCTTCAATTCAAAATAGTCGTTTTGCATGGTTTTATGGGTTTATGATTATGAATGAGTTACCACCGGCGTCCCCTGTACCTGTAATTCCACGGTCATGTCCGCATAATTCTCGCTATCGGAATTGATCGAAAAACTTACGAATTTCGCCACACCAGTAACTTTTGCATCGCCCGTGCCCGTTCCCCCGAAGGTCATCACAAAATTCATCCCCGTGTTGATAATGCAGGCACTCATCACGTCCGAAACATTCATCCACCCCGCCTCCGTGCCTTTCATCACAAAGGCGTTGATAGAAAAACTCGCATCCACGCCAAAGTTGTCGATCTGTTTCACCCCGTTATTGGATTTCATTATCGTTTCCTCATTCTTACCGGCGATGGTGAAACTATCCTGAGTGGTCCCGGCGATCTTTTTCCCGTCGAACGTCACCAAAACCTCATATCCCAATTCTTTCTGAAGAGCCATTTCCTTTTGTTTTAATCGTTAAACAGTACCTACATGAGGCGTTGATGTCACCCTTAAATCCACCGTGCAGTCGGCGTAGTTTTCGGAATCGGAATTAACCGTACAACTCATGAAGGTGCAGGTTCCCGTAACAAGGGGGTCCCCCGAATCCGCTCCAAAGGCAAATTCAAAATTTCCCGTCGTGTTTTTGGCGCAATAGTCCATCAGATTTTCAATATTGAGTTCCCCCGTTGCGGCGGCACCGTTGTAAACAAAGGCCGAAACGGAGAAATTCCCGTCAAAACCAGCATTGGCATATTGCGTTTGCCCCGAGTCGCTCTTTTGGATCGATTCCTTCAAGACACCCCCTCCCGAGAATGTCTCGCTGGTCGTGCCGACGATGGTCTTATCCCCAACAGTCAGCGCGATTACATAACCTTTTACCTTAGTGTTTGCCATTTTTTATTCATTTTGCGTTATTGCCCTGTATGTGATGTCGTTTATGTACCGGTTCGTCGATACATCGAACCTCTGCGTTTCGTTTTCCTTCATGACAAAATCAAAAGCAGTCGAATTTTGGGTGGTGCCTTTCAATGCCTCCACGGCGGTTTTTATCAGTACCGATTTGGCCATGCATTCGTTTAGCTTATCGCTGACCACCGAAATCCTGATTGTGTATTCGTAGGCTTCAATGCCGTACTTCGACCGCACCGGCGTCTGATCCGCGGAATATACCGCAAAGGGCATCTCCGCATCTATGTCCCCGATTTGCGCATAGGCGTTGATGACCGCGTTAATCTTCGTATGTAATGCCTCCAGGATCATACAACCTGCTTTTGAATAAACCGTTTTGAATTGCGGTCAAGAAATTTTTCTGCGTCCTTCAATAAATTATCTTCCGCGTATTTCACCACTTCCGCACCCTTTGAATCGTATGCCTTTTGAATGAACCTCCGCGGGTGAATCCCCGGACTTAAATGCTCCTTCCGCGACCTCACAACAGATTGAAATTTATGGGTGGGGTCGCGCCGCGAGAGTGTGCCATAATTCAACCAATACAATAGATAATATGCGTCATACTGGATTTTCCGCCCCTCGTTCCCCAACATCACAACCGCGCGTTTTGTGTAAACCCCCGTTTTTACACCGGCAAAAGACCTCATATTTTTTGTCGTAATAACCGGTTTGAGTTCGCTGACCTTCGCGGGAAGGTTGTTTTTCGCCTCCATTTCCAACGGTTTCGCGGCTTTGCGGAGCGTGGCACGTAGCGGACGTATGGCCACCTTTGCAGGCAACCTTTCCAGGGTTTCGATCAGATCGCTAACCCCTTCCGTTTTTACGCTTATCCTTATGCCGTTAGCCTCCGCCATTATTCAACTATTTTGTCAGCCTTTATCGTTTGGAATCTCCTGTTTCCGTGGTATTCGATGTCGAGTATCGCGTAGTAGTTCCCATCATACAAAATCCGATAGGTCGTGTCGATTTCGGGGATGTAATGACCGGTGAACTGCCAGAATTGAGACCAGAAAATCTGCTCACCACGCTGATCCTCATTCCCCTGATAGCGTTCCACGGACATAAACGCCTTCTGATATTCAGAAAACGCCTCCGTCACCTGCCCGTACGTGTCCTTTGTTCGCGTCGGTTTGTAATAGGTGACGAACTCTGTGAAAGCCTTCTTTTTCTCCATCTGCCGTTCTTACAAAAACCCCCGCCCGCAATGGTGCAAGGCGGGGGAACCAATCAATCACTTAACCCTATGAAAAAACCTACTCTGCAATTCAATGAACACGATGATTCCGAAGCAACCACTCCGCCGCCGTCGGCATCTGCTTAACCGGATTACCCCCGGACTCGTAAAGGTGACGAACCGTCAAAAGGATCGCCGTGCGCACATCAGGGGGGATCTCCGCGGGTGTGGGATAACCCGCCACATAGCGAATCCTCACCGCATCCCCGCGCGTGGCCGTCACCGGCGCGCTGATCATCCCGTCGTACTCCAATATCGCGGGATTACCTGCATTCAGCACCGTGTAACTCCCCGACGGCAGGGTGACCTCGCTCCCTGAAGAATCAAGGTACTTTACGGACACCACACCCGTCACGGGGGAGTAATCCAATTCCGTCGGCGCAAAATCAGAAACCCATTGCTCCAGCACTTCGCCCGGGCAACGGAAAACCTGACCCGTGAATTTCTCGGCAAATGATACCGCCGCTTCCAAAAAGGTCTGAATCGTGTAGTCCTTTTCTTCGTGGTACAATCCCAAATCCTCTTTCACCTCCTCTATGGTGAGGGGTAGTCCCGTTGCGGCAGTTATCGTTTTGCTGGTCGTCATTTGCGTTTACGCTGAACCGTAGTTTTGATTGTCTCCTGCTCCCGCACATATGCCTTTATTGGGGTGACAGGGCTGATCTCCTGCTCTGTGTCGGGGATCATAACCGCGTGACCGTGGGCAACAAGTTCTCCGCCCTGGGCGTCCGTGACCGTGGCTACCTCACCTCCGAAATAGGCGTACCCGGGAATGGGATGTAAAATTTTAATTCTCATCGTTGGTTATATATGGGGGCAGGGCGAACCCCGCCCCCGTTATGATGATGCTAAAGGGATCAGGTGGTCAAGGCGTCTTTGATGGCGGCAAAACTCTGCGCATGACGCACGGCCACATCCCACCAGGAATTGATCCAGACCTTCACCTGGGCCTTACCGGCGGCGGTGAACGGATCGACAACGATGTCAAGTCCTCCCCATTGCCCAACCAGCAGGTCATTGAAATTACCGAAGATCACGGCGGAAAGTCCTGTGGTGGTCTTGGTCAGGTCGCTCGGAACCTGGGTGGTCACATAGGCGGGGTAACCCATCAGGGTATTCCCATTTTCGGCCCAAACCATCCGCTGGTCGGTTCCGACGCTGGTGGCTTTGAGTTTTGCGCGAACCTTCGGGTTCGTCAGGAAAGCCAGCGCGCCCATGTCGGCGTTGTCCACGGCAACCTCCTTCTCCAAATCAATAATGTCCCGCCACGTCACGGCGGCCCCTGTGGTTCCGCAGGCAACTGACCCGATTCCGGAAGTGTTAAGAATACCGGTGGGGGTATTGGCGGCCCCCCCTTCGATGGCGGCGTCATCAACGGCCAGGGCGATGGCACGAACCATGTCACCCCTGATGATCTGCTCCACATCGTAGGTCGATTGGATAAGCAACTGTTTGCTCATGGCCTGATAGGCGGCCAGCCTCTTCGGCGACATTGTGACGGCATCGAAGGAGGCGCCGAAATCATTAGCATCGCCGTTTTCGGCTTCCCACGCGGCGGCACCTCCCGTAAGTCGCGGAATCGAAAGGTTTCCGGTCAATCCGGTCATAAGCCTTGCACCGGCCTGCACAATCACCAATTTGGCGCGCAGGGCGTCAATGAAATCCCTCGTGTCTGTGGCCACCACGGCGGAACTTGCGGCGGCGAGGTCTGCGCGGGAGTTGATCACAAATTCCGGGACACCAATCCCCTGAACCTCCGGATTTTTGCGCTTGGCCTCTTCGTGCATCTCCTTCTCCAATCCCGTCAGACCACCGGCATAGGACATTTCATAAATGGCCTTGCGGAAACTGTAATCCTTCGGGGTGGTTTTCCTTTCATGCACAACGGGGGCGTGTGTGGCACGCTCGGCCATGAACTTCTCGGCGGCCTCTTCGCGCTCAATCTTGCGGTTCATCGCCTCCAATTCCGTGCGGAGGGTGTCAAATTCGGCGTCATCGCCTTCACTCCGGTCAGCCTTTGAAACTAAGTTTTCGATCTTCGCTTCGATGGCCGCCCTTTCCTGTTTTAAAACATCGGACTTTTTCATCTTCTCTGAACTTTATTAATTGTTATTTACTTAGCCTTCAAAGGCTTATTTACTCGGTAGTATTCGTTTACCTTCTTCAAAAATTCAATTTCACGCGCCTGGGACATGATCTGCGCCCCCAACCGCCCGACTTCTTCGGACAGTTCCGCTATGCGGAAAAGCATTTTGTTTTCTTCGGCATCAGCCTCCACTTTGCGGCGGAGGGCATTCGGATTTGATGGGATGTTCACGATTGAAAACTCCAGCAGTTCCACAGACCCGAAATAATAGGTCGGGGTCTTTCCGTTCACCGACTCTTCGCCTTCGCCCCACTTGCCCCGCACCACCTCGCGGAACCCGACGCTGGTAGCCTTCAAAGTGCCGTGCAGGACTTTTTGGAAAATCTTCTCCGCCAGGGGATTGATCTCGGCAGGTTCAAAGGTGACGCGCCCGATCAACTTTCCCTCTTCGACAAAAGCCTCCCCGCGTCCAAGTATCATGTCGGGATTTGGGTCACCCCAGCCTCCATAGACTTCGTGCTGATACCCGACAATCCCGTTTTTGTTGTAACTGTCAAGATTCCACGATTTGACGGGGATTACCGTGCCGTGGCGGTCGCGTGTTTCATCGGAGATCACAAATTCGATTGTCCGGGTTTCCTCCGCCTTCGCGCGGTCAAACGCCCGTATTTCGCCGGTGATGTATGCCTTATTTTCCATTTTTCTGCGTGTTGAATTGTTCCAAAAGGTCGGATAGGGTCATGTTCGACGGCACCAGGAAATCGTCGAGGCCGTCCACACGGTCAAGGTTCAACTGCTCCCTGACTTCATTGCGGGACATATAACCGCCATTGATTGCCGTGCGGAACCAATTTGCCTGCGATGCGGAATCGCCACGAAGCAGACCGGATAGATCAAACTTGATGTCTATGGTTTCGGATTCACCTTCGGAGAAAAGTTTTGTTTCCAACTCGGTTTCAAATCGCTTGCATTCGGGGCGTAATCCGTACTTGACAAATTGAATGTCCTGTTGTTCCGTGTTGGTAAATGTGCTATGCGTGTGTTCCGCTAAAAGGGAAACCGGGACTTTCCAAATCCGTGACGCGTCCTGTATGCTGAAGAGTCGGGTTTGTATGGCCTGCGCCGCATCGGGGGAAATTCCTATTGTTTTGTATTTTAATCCGTACTCAAGGATCGGCGTTCCGTGGTCGCCGGATTGGATGATCCTTTCCGCCACTTTCCTGTATTGGTCGTTCCCAAGTTCACCGTCAGTTTCAATCACCCCGCGCAACGCCCCCTTCTTCGTGAAATATTCGGATGCGAACTGCTGACCGGCAAGTCCGATCCCGATGGCCTGCGCATGGTAGGTGATGGGGTCGATGCCCATGATCCCGTCTTTCGTGAATAGTTTGACGTGGATGATGTCGTCAGCGAGGTAGTTCCCGGAGAAAGTACCGGAACCAACCGTGTAGAAAACATTTTTTCCCTCCCGCCTGACCACCATCTCGGCCGGATTTATGGGGTGCAACTCCTTCGGGTACCCGTCGCGACCGCGTTCAATCACCGCATAACCATTTCCCCAACCGGCCACGCTGGCCTCCAGGTATTCCCAAAAGACAAAATCCGTTTGATACGAGTTGGGGCGGTGATGTATGAGTTTGTAAACGGGATGTTTTGAAAGCATTTGCTTCCCTTTTTCCGTGCGCCTGTAAACGTGCTTCGGAAGAGATGCGAGGTTTTCCGCTTTGATGCTGATTGCCGCGTATGCCCCGGTGAAGGTGAGGGCGGAATCGTGGTTTACCGTCTGCCCGGCGGCACGGATTCCCGAAAGGGTGGGGATGGCGGACGAATAGGGGGCAACGACATAACCCCGCCTTTTTGCGAGGTCCACCATTTTCCCGAAAAACC